CCGGGGTAAAATCGGTCACGCGCGTAACATCGGCAAAACTCGGGGTGTAATACTGGCAATACACGCCCTTGGTAACGTCACCGGTGTGGCGTGTATCCAGTGCCTCGTTGAACTCAACATAGGCGTTGGTTTTGCCTGCTTCATCTGCCTTGATACCCATGCCGATGGGGTTAACCTCATACACGGGGAAATCCGCGCGCTCGGTATAGCCACCGTTCTGCTTGATCTCGCTGGTCGTGATAACCGCAGCAGCGCTGCTGGTCAGATGGATCTGCCCGATCTCAACTGATCCCACCGGGATGTACGCAGGCCCACCGCCTGCGCCGCGCGTAGTGCTGAAGGTGGTGTCCGTACCGTCGGCGCCTCCAACCGCAGCAAGCGCGCCGGTGCTGTCCATGGTAATGCTGACCACTTTGGCCACATTGGTTGCCGGGCGCAGAGAGCTGATATCCACCGTACCCGCAGCCACGCTGTAGAGTGTGCCCTGGCTGTTGGCGCTGAATGCACCCACTGCCACGGTATCAGCGGCGGTGCCGGGGCTAAGCAGGTTGATACCGGTCACAATGCCGTCAACGCGCACCTCCGGCTCCACCACGCCGGACATAATCGCCGCGCTGGGGGTAAATACCTGCTGATTGCCTACATCGGTAAGCTCCTCAAACTCGACCAGGGTCTGCCCGGCCTCAATCTGTAGTTTTTTTTCTGCCATGGTTATGCTCCTTCGTTGGGGTTGTTCGCTGTTGTGGTGTAATCAATCTCCCAGGTTGTGCTCACAACCAGGGCTTGATCGTTGCTTTCGGGGTATTCGTCGATGCCGCCTTCCATGTAGCGTGTATCGCCTGCCAGATCTCCCATGGTGCTATCAGCGGCAACATATTCGCGCATCTGCGCCAGCAGGTATTCGCCCAGGTCGAGCGGGTTATGCTCACCCAGCAGGCACACCATCGCCACCGTAACCGGCATGGTGATCTCATCCGCGCCGTAGCTTTTGGTGGCGCTCTCCGGCTGCGGGGTGATAACCACGGCGGGCAGCTCCTCCGGGCGGATGCTCCGGCGTCCCCATAAGATCTGGGGCTCTTTTTCATCGCCGGATGGCAGCATGGCAAGCAGGAGCTGGCACTGCTCGCCGAGCTTCTGCAGGATCCGCGCGCGGATGCTTTGGGTGTCCAGATCAATCATGATCTTGCCTTGCTTAAAATATAGTTGGCCTCGGCATCGAGGCGGGTCTGCAGATATGTGTCGGCTTTGTCCTGCAGGGCTTTTTGTACGTGGTCTTTGCTCAGGGCGTCCTCGACACGCGGGCCGGTTAAGCGGTGGATATCGTAGCGCGGCACCATCTTGCCGCTGCTATCGAGTTCGCGGCGGAATACGTGTTTTTGCTTGTTGCGCCCCAGCTGGATAAACGCATGTTTTACGGTTTTGCGGCTGGCGCTTTTGAGTACCTTAACGCTCACGCCCTTTTTGTTCTGGCGCGCGCCGTAGTTGAGCAGACCCACCGGCTCACCCTTGGAGCGCCAGTGTGCCGCGAGATTGTTTTTGCTCGCCTTGCGCAGGCTGAAATTCTTTTTTACCCGGGCGGCTTTAAGGTTGTACTCTTTACGCACCTGCTTGCTCGCCTCGGTCTGTACTGTGGTCACGCTGCGATTGATCGCACGCGAGAGCGCCACGGGTACTTCACCGTCCATCAACAGAAAGTCGCGCTTAATCCGCGCTATGGCGGCGCGGTCGATGCGTATGTCAATGGGCGTATCGCTCATAACGTCACCAGGTTCCGTTCAAGGGGCAGAGTCCACAACATATCCGTGGGTGCGGGATCTTCGGCAACGCGGTAGGTAACACCATCGATCACCACCGTATCGCCCTCGCGCGGGACTGCCACCTCGGTCTTGCGCACGGTTATGCTCATGGAGTAGTTGCTCACGCGGTTGTCATCGAAGCGATCCCCGCTATCCACCATGGCGCGTACAACAGCACCGTTGTATGTGATCGGCTGCGCGAACTCGTCAGCGGTAAAGATCGCGTCCAGGTCTGCCTGCATCATGTCGCGGAAGGTCATGGTGCCACCTCGATAATCCGTTTGTTTTCAGCTTTGGCGTAGTCGGCGCCGAACCACTTGACTGCGGTGTAGATGTAGCGCGCGCGCAGCAGGTTTACCCCGTCGTCGCGCATCAGGTGATAAAACAGGCTGTCGACTGCATCGCGCCACTCAATGCCGAGATGGCCGTGGCGCATGAGCTGATAGAGGGCGTCGTGGACGAGGCTGGCGCGCATTATGCTTTTTGTGTCGCGGGCGCGTGTGGCTCCGTCCCAGGCATAGCCGTGGCCTATCATCAGATAGCCTTCGGTGGTGAGGCGGATGAACGGGGTGTGGATATCTGCGCCGGGGGTGATATCGGTCTGTATCGAATACCCCACGGCGAGCTGATATTTATACCCGCCGATGTATTTGATCTGCCCCATCATGGTTTAATCCTCGCCGGTTCCGCGTCCGCCTGCGCCGGCAAGGGCGGCAGCTGCTCCGGTTATGGCTCCGGCTATGAGTGATTCCCTATCCAGCGCGCCCTGGGATGCTGCGGCAGCGGCTCCGGTTGCTGCGCCTACGGCTACACCACCCACGGTGGAGGCGGCTTTTTTGCCAAAGAGCCAGCGGAATAGTTTTGTGAACATTTAGACCTCCGTTTTTGCGAATTGTTAAATTTTATCAACGCCCTGTGTGGCTCTCTGAGGCGTTTTTTCTACCTCTGGCGGGTGTTACCCCTTCTTATTTTTCCGGTTTTGCAGTCGGTGCGTGCGCACAGCAGGCAGTCATCTGCTGCTGGGCATTGTTTGTCCGGCTGGCCGGAGTATTGGCAGCGACCCATCAGCGCGGGTCTCGGCTTAGTTCCCAGTGAGGCATGTCTAAAAAGCGCTCCCAGTGCCCGCCCCAGCGCAGGTTTATGCCAAGCTGCGAAGCTACGCCGAACACGAACCCGGCAAACTCGCGCGCCTGGGCTTCATCATCCCAGCGGATGTGGGGTTTTGTCGGGTTGTAGGGCATAACATCCACTGCTTGCGATGGTACGACGTTGTGTTTGCTATCCGGCCAGCGCAGTGTGCTGCGATCCAGCTCGAATAAACGATTCTGCTCGGCTTGCCCTCGGTGGCCCTCGATGATGGTGCAGTCACGGTGCTTGATTACCTCGTTGAACAGGCGCTGCAGGTCGGGGTGGCAGGTTTCGAGGGCGCGTTTGCTGTTTTCGCTAAAGTAGTATCCGGCCATTATCCTATGCCTCCGCTTTGCAGTACCCCGGCCAGCCAGCCCAGCGCGGCGACAGCTACGAGGTACAAAACCTTTGCCGCGAGCTTCCCTGGTGTGTCGCGCAGGGTGGTCATGTCGCTTTTAATATCGGCTATAGGGCATGCGCGTTGCACTGCTTCTAGTTCCTGCACTCTGGTTTCGTGGTTTTTAAGCCAACTTCGGTGGTCGCGCTGGGTGTAGATGATGTTCTCGATCTCTTTTTTCTGTGCAGCAAGCTCGGTCAACGCCTGGCTCATACTGTCGAGTTTTCTCGCCATTGATGCCTGCTGCTCGGCAATTTGTCGTATCATCTGGTCCTGGCTGCGATCTTCCACGGTTGCTCCTGTTTTGTTGCGTTTTAGTATCCGGGGCGCAGGTGGAGAAAGGACCTACGCCCCGGCGTTGCCGGGCGGTAGCGGTGCCTCGGCTTTTTATTTCAACTACAGAACCCCGGTGATGAGGCGGCCGCAGCCGGTCATCATCAGTTTTTCATCGGAGTGCTGACGTGCGCGGTAAACTTCACTGCGGGTCTGCTCTTCGCGGTATTGCTCCACGGTTACGATGTCCGGGGTGTCTTCGGTCCACAGGAAGGTGCGGCCAACGCAGGGGTCTTTCAGGTTTCGGGGCTCACGGGTTACGCGGTACAACCCGGCAGTTGCTTCAGGCCATACCGGCTGCAGGTTCGCGCTGCTCACCCCTTTTTTGGCGCTGTTATACTGCGCATCGCCGACCAGCACCTCATCCAACCCCAGGTACTGGGCGAGCATGGCGCGCTGCGCTTCGAGGCCCAGCATCTGGTGCGGATTGGTGTACTTGAGATAGTCACGCACCTCGTCGGTGTTCAACGCGGCCAGAAATGCTTTCCAGCTGACAACCAGCACATTGGGGCGCAGGCCGGTTGCATCGCGCATGGCGTTAACACCGGTGTCGATGTTCTTTTTAATGCTCGCATCGGCAGCAACATCCCACTTGGTACCTGCTGCGTCGTTGCCAAAAGTGCTGGTGCTCATCACCTTGTCGGCAATGCGCTTCTCCTGCCCGCGCAGGATCACGTCAACAGCGCGGTTGGTGGCGATCACTTCCGCATCAAAATAGTTACGGTAGTGGCTGGCCTCGCTGTCATCTACGGGCTCTTCCCACCCATTTTCTCGGCAGGTGTAGGTGTCATCATCAAATACCCAGTCGCTGCGGCCATACGCACTGCGCGCGGCGCGCTCAGTCTTGGGCAGGCGAAGCATTTCGGCAAGTTTGATGACGGGGAACTCGGCAGACTTTTCCGGAGTATCAAACACCGGGAGAATGCGAGCACCGATAAAGGCGGACTGTGACGCCTCGGCATTGTACTCGGACGCGGTCAGACTCAGATCCGGCCGCAGGGTTGTATTGCTAGGACGTGGCATGGTCTACTCCTTAAGATACGGTTTCAGTTTCGCCGATGTAGCACGGCAGAATTTCGATGATGTCTCCATCTGCGGTGGCGGCCTCAATGGCGGTGCCTACGCGGGCGTAGGTGCCTGCTGTCGCGGGCAGCGCCTGCACTTTGCCGTCATCTGCGGCATAAACGGCAGCATCGGCAGAGATGGCGCCAGCGGCGGCAATCTCCATGGTTTTGCCACCAAAGAGACCCACGGCAACGTGGTCACCGGATGCCACAGCGTAATCGGCAACGCCCACGGGCTCATCGGTAGAGGTCGCAGTGTTGGGGACCACATCGCCGCTGGAGAGTTTAACCAGGCGCTTATTGCCTACATCAGCGCCGGCGGTAAAGGTACGGGTTTGAATTACTTCCATGATTTACTCCTTCTCGTTGGCTGACTTGATGTATGCCTGGTGCGCCTTGGGGTGTTCCTTTATGCAGGCGCTCATGGCTGCGGCCTGGCCGCAACCGTGCTCTTTTTTGTACTCTGCCACCAAGGTGAGGAAGTCCTTGCCTTCGGCGGCGCCTTCCGGGCTTTCCTTGCCGGAATCAACCGGCTTGTTCCCGGCGTTCTGCAGCGCAGAAAGGATCCCGGCGCGGCTTTCCTGGTCGGTGGTGTCGTCTGATGCTGAAGCAGTAAGGCCGCCGAGGGCTTTTACCTGCTCGGCAGTAACGCCGGAGGCAACAACCTTCTCGAACTTATCGCCAGAATCAGCACCGAACACGGCCCCGGCCAGGGCTACAAGATTTTCCTGCGTGGAGGAGGCAGCGTCCTTTTTTGCCTGCTCTACCTGAGAGTCAGTTTCTGCACTTGCCTGCTCCTTGCCTTCATCCAGCACGGACTGATACAGCTCCGGGTGCTGGGCCTTCAGTTCTTCTTTTGTCATGGTTTTTCCCTTCTGATTTTTTGCGCTTTCAGCAACACCGGCTGCGCGCGCGGTTTTTGTATTGCCCCGGGTGGTTGATCCACCAGCGGCGAGTTCGTCTATGAGATCGTCCAGGGTGGAAACACCGTCCACCAGTCCGTTATCAACTGCCTGAGTGCCGATAAAAACCTGACCATCGGCCATGTTTTCCAGCACCTGCTCTACGCTTGTGCCGCGATTACGCGCCACGGTATCCACAAAAGCGCTGTACAGATAATCAACCTTTGACTGAATATCCGCGCGCCCTTCGGCAGTCAGTGGTTCATACTGCGAGCTGATTCGTTTATATTTACCTGCGGTAATTTCGGTGGTTTTTATCCCGCTGCGCTTTTCGGCTTCGCTGTAGTCGCGGTGGGCAGCTACAACGCCGATGGAACCAACAGCGTTGGTGTTGCCGCTGATGTAGATAGAATCGGTTGCCGAGGCAATCCAGTACATGGCGGAGGCGATAGTGCCGTCGGTGTGGGTCACAATGGGTTTCTTGCCTCGGGCTTTGTAAATGTACTCGGACACCTCGGCGGTGCCATCTACGCTGCCTCCGGGCGAATCTGCGTCGAGGATAATCGCTTTCACCTTCGGATCGTCCAGGGCTTCGGCAATATCGCGCTGCAGCAGCTGGGTGCTTACCCCGCCACTAATGCGGGTAAACAGGTTCATGCGTTTGCTGATGACCCCATGCACCGGGATTATTGCAACGCCGTCCTGCACTTCGAACCCCTCGTGGCTGTTGTCGAGCTTGCGCCCGATGGTGGCCTCTACATCGGGGATGTTGATTTTTTCCCCGCGCAGGTGGGTGGCATATATGCCCTGGATCTCTTCGAGCATTGCCGGGGTGATGGCCCAGGGGCCGTTTACAATATCAATCAGGCGCATAGCTACTCCTTATTATCGTTTGATGCCAGCATCTGCGCATCGAGCTTGCGGGTGCGCTCGGATGGCAGGCCCAGACGCTCGAGCTCTTTGGCTTCACGCGCGCGCTGTGCCAGGGCTTCGCGCCAGTCAACGCCCTGCTCGGCGTACCAGTCAGACAGGGTAGTCATGTCGTTTTCGAGCGCTTCGCTGCCTGCGGCTACTTCCTTAACCGGGTCGATATGGCCACGGCGCGGCGGCGTCCATTTGGCGTGGGTGTAGGCATGCCGCGCAGTGTAAAAATCGGGTGCGCCTTTAGGCAGGCGGATCATGCCGCGCAGCCAGGCCTCTTCAAAAACCATATCCCACACGGGCTGGTTGAAATGGTTTACCAGCCAGCTCTGGTACAAGGTGGCAACGCGCCACGATTCAAGAAGCGCCGCGCGCGCAGAGCTGTAATTTGTTTTGCTGAAGTCTTTGGCGACCTTTTCATACGGCTGCCCAGCTCCGGCACCAATGGCGCGCAGCACGGTTTCGACAAACACGGGGAACGACCCGGTAGAGCGGTCGCTTTTGAGGATATGCGGCTTCTGCCCCAGGGCGCCGTATGTCACGCTCCCGGGGTGAAATTCTTTGTGGCGCATATCGCTCGCGCCGTTTACCGCCTCGCCTACTTCGCCGGTGTACTGGTTTGGGTCTTCACCAATAGGGGTTTCGATAAACACCGGGAACGACGCCGCCAGGATCTCGCCCACAACGTGGAAATCCATGTAGTCATCGTAGTCCTTAAACAGCTTGAGCATGGGCGAGAGGATGCTGATACCGCGCACCTGCTCGGCTTCTTTCTTGTAAAAGCCGTGGAACATACCGGGCTGATGCCCGATTTTTGCTTTTACAGGTCTGAATTTATTGCTGTTGAGGTTTACCGTAAGGGTGCCATCGTCAGGGTTGGCGATGTAATAGGTTTGGGGCCGCCCGTATTTATCCAGCCGGATGCCGTCGCGGATATCGGTATCGCGCATAAGATCACGCGGGGTGCGCAGGCGGCGGTTATCCAACACCTGGACCGCAAACGAGAACAGCCGGTGCGGATCGTCGGTGATCTGCACCGGCATGTTAAGATATTCGCCGAAACCGAGCATGTTACGCACCGTCTGATACTGGATATCCGCAAAGTGGTCGCGCCCTTCGGCGTCAGCTTCGCGGCTCCACTGGGTAAAGGCCCACTCGGCCTGCTCCCCGATGTCGGCGGCTTGCTCTTCGGTTATCCCCAGAACTTTGAAGTTAGGTGCAGACTGGGGCTTAAGCCCGGACCCGCCTACGGTATCCAGGGCGCTGGTGTCTACAATGCTTGCTGCATGGGGGTTGTTGGCTACCAGGTCGGCAGCGCGGTCGGTAATGGTGGTGCGCTCGGCGGCTTCGGTATAGCGGGTAAGGCGCTTGACAAAATAGTTTGACAAGGTGCCCTTTTTACCGCCGGAG